GCCGCTTGGTAAGTTGGCTGCTTATGGTACGTCAGTTGCTCGGGACCATGGTTTCACCAAGGGCTTTACCGAGCATTGTGTGATTATTGGCTTGGCGTGCATTCGGGCCGATTTGAACTACCAGCAGGGTATTAATCGGATGTGGTCGCGCCGCACTCGATTTGATTATTACTGGCCTGCGCTGGCCCATATTGGCGAGCAGGCTGTCCTTTCTAAGGAAATCTACGCTGACGGGACGGCTGCTGATGAGAACGTGTTTGGATATCAGGAGCGGTTTGCGGAGTACCGCTATAAGCCGTCTCAGATTACCGGGAAGATGCGTAGTGGCGTTACTGGCACGTTGGATGTTTGGCATTTGGCGCAGAACTTTGCTTCGCGCCCTGTGTTGAATGCTGCGTTTATTGAGGAGAATCCGCCTATTTCGCGGGTGGTTGCCGCGACTACGGAGCCGCAATTTATTGGCGACTATTACTTTAAGGTGAGGACTGCCCGGCCGATGCCTGTTTATGGCGTGCCCGGCCTCATCGATCATTTTTGAGGCCGTTTTATGTTTGGGCAAATTATGTCCGCCATTGGCGGTTTGTCTGGGGTTGGGTCCGTTCTCGGGCCCGTCCTTGGATTTATGGGGCAGGAAGCGGCGAATGACGCGAATGTCATGCTTGCCAGAGAGAATCGGTATCATGCCGAGGAGTTGTCGAATACTCAGTATCAGCGGGCTGTTTCAGATATGAAGGCTGCTGGTTTGAATCCTGCTTTGATGTTTAAGAATGCGGCACCCTCCGCGGTGCCGAATACTTCGCCGGCGCAAGTCCAAAGTGAATTGGGCGCCGGGGTTACGTCTGCGGCTCAGTTGGGTAATCTTCTTGCGACAGTTGAAAAGACTGGAGCGGAGCTTGGGTTGATCAAGGCTCAGGAGAAGAATGTTCAGGCGCAGACGGTTACGGAAATGGTTAAGCCGAAGAACGTCGAAGCGTTAACTCAGCTTTATGGTGCCAATACGGCGAAGATGATTATGGAAACCATTACCGAGGCGAATCGTCCGAGTCTTGTTCGGGCGCAAACCGCGACTGAGTTGGTGCGCCCTGGGGAGGTAGTTTCTAGGATGCTGCACCATGATGCTTCGGCGGCAGCTTTACGGGAGCGCGGTAGGCGCGACCGTGTCGAGGCGGATATTGCCGAGACTGTGGGTCACGGCCATTTTGGCCGTGAGATTGGTTCTTTCTTGTCAATAACGCGCGCCCTTGGGGACGCGCTGCAACGTTCCTTAAGGGGGAATTGATATGTTCACTCGTGTTGAAAGTGTTCCTTGCGATTTTGATACTGGCTCTGAGTCGATGACGAAGCAGAGTATGAAGGAGGAATGTGATATCAATAATATCCTTCGCCAGTATCAGATGACTGGGGTGATTAATCACCTCAATGAGGCTCAGCCTCAATATGCCGATCTTCCCGAGCCGATGGAGTATCAAGACGCGTTGCATCAGGTGCAGGCGGCTGAGGCGGCGTTCTATAGGCTTCCGCAGGAAGTCCGGCAGCGTTATGGGAATGATCCGGCGGGCCTTCTCCAGGCCCTTGCTAATCCCGCGGAGGCGGGTTTCCTGCGGGAGCAGGGTATTTTGGCCCCGCTGGCGGAGGCTGGCGCGTCGCCAGCCGTAGATAGCGGGGTGAGCGGCGTAGCCGCTCCTACAGGCGCCCAGGGCTAACTTGGGCGCCGTGCATATATCCATAGGGGGCGCGAAGGCGGCCGCCCGTAAGGGTGGCAAGGCCGCCGGAGCACACCCTGTGGGTATGTGTGCGGCAATCTGTGAGATTGGCGCTTTTAGACCATTATTACTTGTTGCAAATGGTCTAAGTGACACCCTATAAGGGGGTCATTGAAAGGGGGTGATTAGTTATGATGCGTTCTAAGATGTCCAGGGGACAGAGTAAGCGCGAATTTTCTTACAAGGCGTCCCGCACTCATATGAAGAACCTCAGTCCCGGCCCTATGCGGGGCGGTATTAGGTTGTAAGGGTGCCAGGGGGGTGCCTTGTTATTCTCCACTCGATGCATGGCCCGCCGCGCCTCCAGCGCGGGGGGTCGTGTTCTCGCCTCGCGCCAGCTATGCCGGCGCGCAGGCTATGGCGTTGCCCTGTGGCCGTTGCATCGGGTGTAGATTGGCGCGGGCGTCACAATGGGCGACCCGGATCGCCCATGAAGCCTCCCTCTATTCCCACAATTCTTTTTTGACTCTTACTTATTCAGATGCCTATTTGCCTTCCGATCAGAGTATTTCTGTTCGTGAGTTACAGTTATTTATGAAGAGACTCAGGAAGCATTTTGAACCTGCTAAGATAAGGTTCGTCGGCTGTGGGGAATATGGGAGTATTAATAGGCGCCCGCATTATCATGTTATTTTGTTTAATCAGGGATTTGCCCAGGATCGCCAGCCATGGCGTAAGTCTAACACTGGGCATGTTTTGTTCCGTTCTCCTACGCTTGAAAAGCTTTGGCCGTATGGCAATTCGGAGATCGGGACTGTCACCGCTCAGAGCGGTGGTTATGTCGCTAGGTATACTCTTAAAAAGATGTTTGGCGACAATGAAGTTTCACGCGCGGCTTACAAGCGCCAGCGTGTCAACGAAGAGACCGGAGAGGTCGAGGAGTGGAGCGTAGCGCGTGAATTTTTTATATCTAGCCGCCGTCCAGGCATTGGCGCGGCTTGGTTTGAGAGGTTTAAGGCTGATGCCTTCCCTTCGGATTTTGTGGTCTTGGACGGGCAGAAGAAATCTGTTCCGGATTTCTATCGGCGCCGTCTTCAGACGTCTGACCCGTTGATGGCTTTGTCTGTTGGACATGAAAGGAGGCTGGAAGGTCGGGCCGCAGCTGCGGGCCCTGACGGAGGTGATGCTCGGCTTCTCGAGCGTCTTGAGTATCGAACATTGGTCAATGAGCGCTTCGAGCGCGATCCTGAAAGGTGAGAGAGATGATTTTGAAAGTTTTTAGCCTCCTTGATGTCAAGGCTGGCATTTATAACCAGCCGTTTTTCATGGCCCATGCCGGCCAGGCCATTCGGGCTGTGACGGATTTGGGCCAGGATAAGAGCACGGTGCCGGGTCGGCATCCTGCTGATTTTATGCTTGTTGAGATTGGCGAATTTGAAGATACTACTGGCGTAATGACGGCGCATCATATCAGCAAGCCTCTGGGCTTGGTTGCGTCGTTCTTGCCAGTGGTGGAAGCCGCTACTGCGGTTTTGAAGGAATTTGTGGAAGGAGGTTCCTCGGATGTCTAATCCGTCTGTGATGTCGCACCAGTTTTCGCGGGTGCCTAGCGCGGAGATTCCGCGCAGTTCTTTTGATCGGAGCCATGGTCATAAGACCGCTTTTGACAGCGGGTACCTGGTGCCGATCTTTGTGGATGAAGCGTTGCCGGGTGATACATTTAACGTGTCGATGACCGGACTGACCCGCATGACGACGCTTCTCTCTCCTGTGATGGATAACGTATTTCTCAATACGTTCTTTTTCGCTGTTCCGATTCGTTTGATTTGGAGCAATTGGGAGAAGTTTAATGGGGAGCAGAATAATCCGGGCGACAGCACGGAATTTACTGTCCCTACTATTACGGCGCCCGCTGGCGGTTTTGCGGTTGGTTCTATGTTCGATTACATGGGCTTGCCTGTTAATCGTGCAGGTATTCAGGTTTCCGCGTTTTGGGCGCGGGCTTATAACCTGATTTATAATGACTGGTTCCGTGATCAGAACTTGCAAAGTTCTGTGACAGTTAACACGGGCAACGGCCCGGATTTGGCAACGGATTACAGTTTGTTGCGGCGCGGTAAGCGCCACGACTATTTCACCTCGTCTTTGCCATGGCCTCAGAAGGGCTCTTCTGTGTCAATTCCGCTGGGCACCAGTGCGCCGATCGCATCAGCGGCGGCAAGCGGCTCGGCTGTTTCGGTGATCAGCACTGCCCAGACGGGTTATCGCACGTTAAATGCGGCGACTGCTGCAGTGACTATGAATAACAATGCTGGTTTGGAAGCCGATCGTCTTTATGCTGATTTGAGTGTGGCGACGGCTGCTACCATCAATCAGCTGCGGCAGGCGTTTCAGGTGCAGAAGCTCTACGAGCGGGATGCTCGGGGCGGTACTCGTTACACTGAAATCGTTCGTTCTCATTTTGGTGTTGTTTCTCCGGATGCGCGTTTACAGCGTCCGGAATATTTGGGCGGCGGTCAGAGCCCAGTTGTGTTTCATTCTGTGGAGCAGACCTCTCAAAGCGCGGCCGGTGCGCCGCTTGGTAAGTTGGCTGCTTATGGTACGTCAGTTGCTCGGGATCATGGTTTTACCAAGGGGTTCACCGAGCATTGTGTGATCATTGGCTTGGCGTGTATTCGTGCTGATTTGAATTATCAGCAGGGCATCAATCGTATGTGGTCCCGCCGCACTCGTTTTGATTATTACTGGCCTGCGCTCGCCCATATTGGCGAGCAGGCCGTTCTTTCTAAGGAAATCTACGCTGACGGGACGGCGGCTGATGAGAACGTTTTTGGATATCAGGAGCGTTTTGCAGAGTATCGCTATAAGCCGTCTCAGATCACTGGGAAGATGCGTAGTGGTGTTACTGGGACGTTGGATGTTTGGCATTTGGCGCAGAATTTTTCTTCGCGTCCGGTGTTGAATGCCGCCTTTATTGAGGAGAATCCGCCTATTTCGCGGGTGGTTGCCGCGACTACGGAGCCTCAATTTATTGGCGACTATTATTTTAAGGTGAGGACTGCCCGGCCGA